TTGATGTTGTCTCTAGAAGCCAGTCTGCTGAAGCGTCTGTTACTGAGAAGGTTGTAGCTGCGTCTGCAATGTCTCCAGAAGGAGTTACATTTGAGCCTGACCAGCTCTTTACCTCTGCTCCAAACACCTGAGTCTGCTTGACTTCTTGAATTGTTTGAGTTGTAGTTGTAGTTGAGTTCATGGACCCCTGTGTAAATTGAGGAGTCACTGTGTTTGCTCTTGCTGCTGCGGGTGACAACAGAGCTAAGAGAAGAATCCATTTCTTCATGTTTTTGGTTTAGTTGTGTTTGTTCCGTTTCCGTTTCCGTTCTTCTTACCATTGCCCGTAGACAGTCCAAAAGTTGCTAGTGCTCCCGTAAAAATGCTGGCTACGAAAGTGATATCGGCTGATGCGTTGGATTTTTTTACCATTGGTAACTCAACATAATTAAGAGTGATAATAAATCCGCTCCATATGACAACACCCAAACGCACGGCAGCACCAAGTATTGCCATCTGTTCTTCATGGTCATCTACGTTCTCTTTTAATTTGGTAAGGAGTCCTTTTTTTTCTGGCGGTTTTGTTTCCATTTATCTACTTTCCCTTGTATTGATTTCTGTAATTTCTTCTTAATAGTGTTGAATAAAGGCTGTGCAAAAGTTGTTACTGCAACCGCACTCACAGCTGCATAGGTCGCAGCCATGACTACCTCAGTTGTAGGAAGTGGTACTTCAAAATTAAAGTAGGGTACTTCAAACTTAGGTGGAGGAGGTGGTTGTTCAGTGTTTTCTTTTGTTTTAGATTTAGACTCTTTAGGTTTACGTAAATCACTAGGAGGTACTACTAAAGGTTTGTAGGATGGAATGTCCGCTGTTGGTAGATCTAGAGCTGGAGTTGGATATTGTTGGGCGGGTGGTAAGTTTAAAGTGGGTAGGTGTATTGCTTCACCCATTTCAAAAACTATTCTTCTACTGCCCAAGGTGTACCTACTGCTGTTGTAGGAGTCTTTTGTTCATTTATTTGTGCATCTAAAGCTGCTTCTATTTGTGCAACTGAAGGACCTTTACCATCTGTTGCTAAAACACCTATTTTTGCTTTTACCCAACCTATTACCTGAGTTTCTGTTAAATCTTTATAAGGTATAAGAGTTTCAGGTTTTTCTAAATCTACTTCACCAGTTGCTCTTGAGTTGTAAGTACCGTCTGTAGCAATTACACGATAGATAACTTTGTTTACATAACCATCCGCAGTTGTACGTACGCAAGTATTTACTTGCCAAGTTTTTGTTATCGACATTTCTATTTAGTTTATTTCTGTAAGATTAAATTTGTATTTTTTACCGTTTACACGATTGATTAGGAATAAGTCGTCAGCACCTTCTTGGATTGACCAACTACCTTTTGTATTATCAACTTCATTAGCAAAACCATTGAGGTTAGACATATTCATATCTTGAGTGGTAACTGAGCCGGTCACAGTAATTCCACCGGAAGTTGTGACTAATTTCTCCGATCCATCAAATCTCAAGGAAACTTTATCATCATCCATGTACAGCTGGGTTAATTGAGCTATATACGGATGACTCGAAGAAGCATCATGAACGTTAAATTTAATAAAGTTGTTCGTAGTATTATTAGAGTTGGAAGCTAATATTGAATGATATCTAAAATCACTATCTACTCTAGCAATTCTAATTACTTCACCTTCTACATTTATATTTGAATGTTTGATTTCTAAAGCTGGATCAGCACCAGTATTCCCATAAATTTTTGCTCCAGTGTTGGTAGTTTCAACCCTCGCAGAATTATTAAAATACGACACCGCAGCACCTGCTTCTGTAAAACTTGCAAGAGTACTACCATCAGCTCCTTTTAAGATTATTCCATCTGCGCTAATATTTAAATTACCAGTACCATCACCTTTTTGTATGTTTCCAGTAACTGTAACATCACCGTTAGCCATATTGACCAAAAATCTATTTGCATTACTGGTTGTATCTCTAACTGCAAAAGAACCGTCACGATTTTGAATTATAAAATCAGGATTTGCACCAGTATCAGTAAATTTAATTCCGGGCTGTGCATTTGAAATGTTTATTGCTCTTGTTGTATCTAAATCTCCATCTGTATTAAATACTGCACCACCAAATGTTGCACCAGTAGAAGCTGTAATACTTCCACTTGCTTTTATATTACCAGTAACATCAAGTTTTTCTGTTGGACTATCGTTTGCTATACCTACGTTTCCGTCCGCTCGTTGGACAAATAACATTGAGGCAGCTGCTAAATTATCATCATCGTCAATTGAAAAACCTGTTCCACTGGTAGTTAGACCACAGAACATACTACTGCTAGTGTTCTTAAACTCAATATTTGCATTGTTACTGTTTGATCTTTCAACAGTAATTCCTCGCGCTACACTAGAAACAACATGTATAGGAGTGCTTGGAGAATCTGTATTTACACCTAAATTACCTGTTACCGAAAATCCCGAACCTAATGTTTTAGCCTTTAATCCATGATCAAAGTACAACTCAGCAGCTCCATTGGCTACAAATTTTGCCATTGTCTTAGAACCATTAACGTTTCGTATCATTAAGGTGTTGGTATCTAATAGTAAAAATCCAGTGCCAGCATCTTGTATCCTTGAGTTATTACCGTCATGAAATATTTGTAAATCCTGCGAATTTCCAAGTGCTAATCTTCCTAAAGTGGTTGCAGTGCTATCAGGTAATATTAAATTTCCTTTATCAAGATATAAGCTAGCATCAGATCCTGTTTGTTTGACATAAGCATCTTGTGTTATGTGACCTACTATTGGTCCTGAAGTATCAGAACCCTGATTAATAAATGCACCATTAAATATATAACCTACAGGATTACCACTTAAATCATTTACTACATCTTTTAATTCATCATCTGCAATACCACCTGTGATGGTCATATTGTCAATAACTAAAGAAGCACCATCAAAGAAACCATTCTTCTCATCAATAGCAACTATTTGTTCATGATTTGCAGTCCTTGTTATAAAGTCATTAAGAATGAAACCGGCAGTCTGACCTGATACGTACACTCTATTGTCACCAATATATTGTCCATCAGTAGAGCCATTGTAAGTACCATCTACCTGATGCAACCATAAAGCTGCAATAGAATAGTTAACTGCGGATGAAAGTAAAGCGTTTGAACCTTGTTCAGAATGTATTTTTGTAGTAGCAAAATCTAACAAACTCTGATCTTCTGCACAAACACCTACACCTCTATGACTTTCTACCTGTAAATTAACAAATTTATTATCAGAAGAATTACCACCACCATGATCTGAATTTATGTCTATCGCTGGTATTGCTATCTCGCAAGTAATATCTTCAGAAGCTGGTGTATTTGACGTTGTGGTTGTAGCACCGATTGCTTTGTTTAAAGTAACTGTTGTGGCTGATGTAAAACCTGTAATTTTTCTTCTGTATAAACCTATTCTCATTTCGTCCCAAGGTACATACTCCCAACCATTTACATCTTGGTCTCCGGGACTAGCATTTGTTGAAGGTGTTGTATGAGTTGGTGCAGCTGGTCCACTATTATTATTAGCGGCTATATTTGTTATTGCCTTGTATATCTTTCCTGCGTTTACAATAAGTTCATCTGTTGTATATGCTCTAGTACTACTCCATGTAGATGTAGCAGTAGTTGTTATTCCCTCATTCTCTGCATGTGCAAAAATATCTGCTTTTGTTTTTGCATGAGTAGGCGGAAGTCTGCCTGCACCTATATTGCCTAATAATCTATAAATTCTTCCATTATTTTTAACTAAAGTTCCGGCAGAACTATAATTTGTATTAACATTCCAAGCTGTAATAGTAGTAGGATTTGCAACTCTTAACCATATGTATGCACCAACATCATCAGCAGCAAATGTATTTGCATCAGCAGTAATTGTTGTGGAGTTTGATTCTGTAGTTATATGAGGTGAACCAAAAATTAAGTTTTTATCTGTTAGTACAGCTTCTGCTAAATCTGGTTGCTGAACATCAACAGTTACGTCAGTTGCACTATTTTTAGCTGTTATCTTACACTTCTGTCTGAATTGATTAGCAGGCGAACTACTCCATAAAGCTATAGTTTTAAATTTATCAGAATCTGTAAAAGGGTTAACGAATGTACTCAAAGCAGTATCTAGAGTTACATTAGTAGAGTTTTGAGCTTGGTTAACTACTACTTTTGCTGTGCCAGATGCACCTTGTGTTCCCGTATCTTTGTATTCAAAGGATCTTCCGCAAAACCACACACTTACGTTAAAAAACTTACAGTTTTGAGGAGAGGATATTGAAAGACCTGAGTTGTCTAATCTTGCAATAACAATATTATTAAATCTACTTTGTACTGGTCCATTGCATTCTATAGCTGGTGGATGTTTAAATCCTCCAGTCATACCTTCAAAATAAAAACCTGAAAGACTGAACTCATTAGAGTTTCCAGATCCTGTTGCCGGTCCAAAATAAAATCCACCTTTATCATTACCTGAAACTAAATTAGAACCATAGCCATGATAAGCAACTACTATTCTAGCAACAGCCATTGTGCCATCACCACCTACAATTTCTCTTCTGTAGTTGCCACTTGCATTTTGAGAAAAGTTTATTGGTTTTGTGATCTTATAACTACCAGCTGGAAAAACTAATGTAGCTGATGCAGAAGTTGATAGAGTATTTAATTGGTTAACGGCATTTTGTATAGCTGTTGTATCATCTGTACTACCGTTACCTACTGCACCAAAATCTTTTACCGATAATGTTTCTTTTAATTTATCTTGTACAGTTCTAACTACTTCTGTACCATCTTGTATAAAAGTAAGCGCAGAAGAGTAAACTCCATTCGATGTCCATTTGACACCGTCATATGTATATTGCAACCCATTTGCAGCGTTATATAAAACACCAACTGTAGGGTTGTCGGGAAAATTTAATGTTGTCATAATTTTATACCCATCCAGAATTGTATGTTTCAACAAATACACCATTAATGAATACAAAACCTAAATTAATTCTTTTATAAGAAGCTATGTTTGTATTGGTATAAGTGTGTACGTAACCTGTAGATGGATTAGTCGTAAATTCAAATGATATAGTGGGCGTTGTATTACTTAATTGTATATGTATTTCTAAAATATCTCCTTCTACTGCATTAGTAGGAATTTTAAACTGTAAATTTGTTGCTAAAGGAGCAACTTTAAGAAAAGCAACCGTGTTTAGATTAGGTGTGTACTCGTTAGAAATAACTTTAGTAAAGGTTTGTCCATCACTTCCATCATTTGCAATTTGTAATGCAGTTCCACCTGAAGTTGAAGCAAGTTTAAAAGTATTAGTATCTGCATTAACAACAAATAATTCGTCACCATCAGCAACAGTAGTAGAAGTTCCAGTTACGAGATTAGCTCCGTTAGAAAGATATCTTACTGTGTCACCGTTTACAAATCCATGTCTGTTTGAAGTAAGTACACCGCTACTTTCTGATATAGCAGCTTGATCTATAATTTTAACATTATTAATAGCACCAGTTATATTATGTACTCTTCGCTGCATTTGAGAAGTTATTAGCTTCCCAGTATTTAACTCTGCTCTTCCTTCAGTGTCTGAAGTGACAAAAATATAATCAGTGTCGCCTGCAGGAGCAACATAATCAACTTCTTTTGTACATTCAAATGCATTTAAGCTTAATAAATTCCTTCCTCGAGTTTCATAGAAAACTGTTGTACCACAGTTTTTAGCTGACATAGTTACGTTAGTTCTAGATGATTTTATAACTAATGCTTTAGAACTAATTTCTAACCAATTAGCATCTTCAATAAATTCCCAATCATCAACTATTTCATTTGTGGTATGTGAAGGTTCTGTGCCACCAGTTATAGTAGCTGCAGCTTTGTATATCTTATTATTACTAGCTTTTACAACCTTACCTATTGCGTAATTAGTACCATTTTGCCACAGTAGCCCAGTCCACTGATTATTAGGTGCTGTTCCGCCAGCATTTACTGTACCAGTTGCTTTATATAACCTACCATTACTTGTTACTCTGTCGTCTGTAGAATAAGCTGTACTGTTATTCCATGCATTAGTAGTGCCAAAATTCTTATAATTACTTGCGAAATAAGAACCGATTGTAGCCTCTGATTCTAGTTGAATACCTATTTGAGGAATAGTTGTACCAGTTTGTACAGAACTTCTTACTTGCCCAATAATAGAACTTAGACCACTTTCGGTAACTTTAAGTAAACCTCCGTCAGCGTTAGTAATTACATTATTATTTACTGTTTGAGTTCCAGCTAGGCGTGGTTCTGATCCATCTTGATTTCTTATACAATTTATTTGTGCCACAGAATCAACTATTACACCCCAATAATCACCTCTGTTTAGTTCATTATTTTTTAATACAAGAACTTGGTCTATTACATTAGCAGTTTGACGTAGTAACAAGCCATTTTTTCTTGAAGCATCAACATAACAGAAACCTACGTTTGCGTTTGCCAATGTAATCATGGCAGGATCTATTATGTTATTTTCGTCATCTCTTAATGTAAAATTACATGAGCAAGCATAAGCGTGTATGCTTCTAATTTCTAAGTTTCCTATTGAGTTATTACCAGTACTTTCTTGAAAAAACCCACCCCATAGACAAGTTTTTATTTGTACATCACCAATAGAACTATCATTTGGACCTCTAAATAACCATCCGTGTTTATTAGCATTAGATATATAAATATTAGAACTAAATGCTTCGTGCATGTTTAAGTAATCGTGCAAGTCATCACCAGATGTTGAATCACCTGCTCGACCTGCTTCAGTCCAAATACCATGTGAACCTGTATTTATAACTGCTAAATTAAAAAAGTTCCATTTAGCACCATATATGGCTACTCCAATAGCGTTTGCAACATTATCATTATTACCATCTACGCAAAGTTCACGTAGACCAGCACCCATTACTAATGTATCTGTGTAATTATCAGGGTAGTAGGTCCACTGACCGGTTCCAGCTTGATTAGCAGTGGTGTTAAAATCTTTAGATTGAATAACAGCTTGATTTAAAGTAAACGTAGCGTTATCTAAAGGTTTAATATATGTACGAGTTAGCCCATCACCCATTAAGCAAACATTGCTATATATGATTAATGGTCTACTGGTTCTGTAGATACCTTTTGGTAGCTTTACTACACCGCCACCAGTAGGGTCAGTGCCTTTTATACTGTCAATAGCAGCCTGTATTGCTGCGGTATCATCAGTAGTATTGTCACCCTTAGCTCCAAAATCCTTAACGGAAATTACATCTCTAAGTTTGCTATTAACAGTTCTAGATACAGCACCTGTACCAGTTTGAGTAAAATTACTATTTAAAGGTGGACTAGCCTCTACCCATTGAGATGAGTCTGCATCTGTGTAATAAACATATGTTCTACCAGATACTGCGTCGTACCATCTGTCTCCATTTGCAGCACCTGCTGGAGCAGTTGAGCTGACCTGTCCATCAATTGTATTAAGTCTTTCTTGTAATGCAAATAAAACTTGATCTTGATTAGCGTTTAAATCTTTAGCTCTAACGGATGATCCGGTAGCATAAATTCTTTGAGCTGCATCTATTCCTGTTGATCTAGCAATTCTTACATTACTTGTTCCACTTGCTGGAGCAGTTACAAATGTAAGATTTGATCCAGATATAGAATAATGGGTTGTTTCTGTTTGTAATACGTTGCCTATAAATACTTGTAAGTCAGACGTAAGTAAATATTCGATTGTAAACGGAAAGACTTTGAGTGATCCGTTCCCGTTAAATTTTTCTTCAGTTGTTTTTGTTGTTGCCATTTATCTTTGGATAATTTGACGGGTGGATTATTTTCTGATTTCGAGTATTGCATCCATGCTTTCTTTTCTTACATTGACGCCTCTAATCTTCTTATCTTGTTCTTCTGCAATTAGTTTTTGAACTCTTGGATCATTTTTAATGGATGCCCAAGCCTGTATTTTTGCTTTATTAAATATTTTATTTATTCGTTTATAGTGTGCAAAATCTTTGGGTTCTAAATCTCTTTCACCATTATCTCTTTTATATTTCATTAAAGATATTGATTCTTGAACACCAGTCTCTTCAGCCATTTTGTCTAACTTAAGTAGTATATTTTGATCTCCAATAGCTTTCTGAAACATTGATCTAACAACTGGATTATCAGTTAAGTTTGTTCCATCTGGACCATAATATGTAGCCTGTCTTAAGTCATATCCACTTTCAAATAGCATTGCTCGTCCGGGACTATACTCCATGTTTAATTGAACTGGAGAAAAAGAATTAAACATACGAGTTACAAAGTCGTGATCTTTTATAGGACGACCAGTAAGCATGTCGTATTTAATTGGTAGTGGATCGGATGCAATATTTTCAGTAATTAAGTTTCTATTTCTTATAGAACTTGCTATGTCAGAACCTAATTCTCTTGTGTAAGGAGTAAGAACTTTACCTATTTCATTTCTTAAACTAGATAAAGGTAATGTGTTATTTGCTAATGAAGCAATAATTCTGCTTGCTTGACCGGGCTGACCACCAGCTAAATCAACAAATTGCTGTAATCCAGCTAGATAAGATTTACTTGTAATCCCTTGACCTATAACTAAACCAAGTTTTAATAAATGATCTTCTGCCCATTCTTCACCCATTAGTTCCATGTGATCTCCAATGTCACCAACAATGGCTAATACTTGGTTAAATGGTTCAAATGCATCATAACTAACCCACTGACCAGCAATTTTTATTGATCTAGGTTTCCATCCAGCATCTATCCATGTCTGTCTTTTTTGTCTGTCAGTTGGTCCATTACCATGTAACTCACCACCTAAAAACTTTTGACCAGCCATAAATATCACTGTCGAACCCATTGCTAATCTTCCAGCTTGTAAAGCTTTTGCATTAATTAGATCTTGTGGACTTTCGATACCATATTTAGATAATCCTTTTAAATCTCCACCTACTTGAGCAAAAGCAATATCATTCCATTCTTTAACTAGGAAGTTAAATCCGGGAGTATGCTTAGCTGTTAACGCTAATCCGTTGACACCAGTTCTAGCAAATAGGAAAAATGGTTTAGCCCATGGAGTTTTTTCAAATACATCATTTAAACCTCTTGCAAATCCAGTAAGGTCTTGTGTTAAGGTTGCTTCTCTTTTCGCAAATTGTGCAGCTTCGTCTACTAGGTTGCCTTCAGCATCAAATACACTGTCAGTAAAAGAATCTTCAAAGTCACGTAGCATTTGAGGAGTTACATCTACATAATCTCCGCTATCGCCCATAGCTTTGAACATTGCTTTTTCTCTTAATCTTGCTCTACCTAATATGTAACCAAAAGCATCATCAGTAGCTGCCATTAGTTTTGTTGAGTAAGTAAGGAATCTATTGTCGTTAGCACTTCTTGCTAGATTAGCCATACGATATATAGCTTTATCAGCCTTTGTACCTCTGGTTTCTGCCCAGTGACCATACATTTCCCACTGCTCATCACCTTTAGTTCTTTCTGAAAATCTACTCTTTACACTTGCAATATCTCCAGACCAATAAGCATTAAGTCTTTCTCTAAATAATTGGAAAGATTCTGGAATAGCTTGTCTCATAGCATTCATAGATGCCAAAGAAGCTTTAAGTGTTCTACCGTCACCTCTCAATCCTGCACCAATAGCCATAGCCATAGGACGCATGAATGTTGCACTGGATGTACCCATGATTGCGCGGACTGGTGTTTTAGGACCAGACAACACACTATTAATCATCACACCTTCTAATTCTTTTATTAATAGACCAGTTTCTTTAGAACCATTTAACTCTCCACCTCTCATCTTTGCTCTCATAAAAGCATCAAAATCTTCTATGTTCTGAATATTTTTAGACATAGAGATAGATTCAAATATAGCTTTAAATAAATCGTCGTTTTGACTTTCTCCTGCTAACTTCATAGCTAGTCTGAATGCTTCAATAGACTCACCTACCTGTCTGTCTACAATTTCATTCATAGACTTTTTAGCAGTTTTAGAAGTAACTTTTCCTGCACCAAACTCTCTAAGAATCTGTGAGCTTTCCATACGAGACATTTTTGTTAATGTCAAACCAGCTTTAATCTTTTCAAATAGATGCTGTGCTGGACCATCAATATCTCCTAAATCATAAAGATCACCGATCTCTCTACCTAATACACCCATGTCTCGTATTTCTCTAAAAAGAGAACCAATTACCATGTCGGCAGCAGCAGTCATCTGTGGGTCAATTATCTTAATTTTTTGACCAGTCTTTTTATTAGTACGAGTTATCGTTTTGTCGTGTAGTTGTTTCCAAAATTGTTTAGGTGTTATATCTGTAGTATTTCTACCTTCATAAATCTGTTTAGCTACAACTACTGTATCTGCCCAATATTCCTCTAAAGGTATTCTTTTTGCTTTTGCATCTGCTATTTCTTTTTGTAACCTAGCATCAGACATAAAAGTACGAGCTATTTTTGTGAGCTCTTTCCTTGCCATATTTGCATTTACATTCATGTTGTCTAAAGCAACATTAGTTACTAAAGAATCTGTAGATCCATCTTCTGCACCTGACTCTTCTTGTATTCTTTTCTTTTGTTTTCTTACTTCAAACGGTGTACCGTTAGATGTTGCATTTCCTTGTGGAGGATCAACAATAGGTTTATTTTTAGCACCTCTTATTCCGGGTTCTTTTTTTTGTGTTTTACCTTGTTCAATTATTTGACTGTTAACACTGTCTTGTCTAGCAGTTATTATGTCAGCTTCTTTTACTACTTTTTTAGTTCCATCTGCTGATGTAAGAAGTGCTTGACTAGCTCCTCTAGCACCACCAATCATTGCATGTAATACACCATCTGCAACAATACCAATACCCATACCTTCAACTATGTTTTTCATAGTTTTCATTAGTGGGTGATCGTGATCGTTTGTAGTTAGTGGTGTATCCATCCAACCATATCTATCTCTAAGTAGCTGTAGTGCGTTTTCTTGTTGAGAATAGACTGATAAAGCATCAGCTTTAGCACCAAGAGCAGCTCCTTTAATAACGGACCTAGCTGTAAGACCGGGAACTGTTTTACCTAATATTTTGAAAGAAGGAAGTACCTTTGTTTTCTGAGCAGCAATTCTTCCTACTCTTGCAACTTGGGCTGCTTTAGCAACTGCTGCTCTAGGAACTTGCCCTTTTCCTATACCAAATTTTACTAATCCAGCAGCTCTTGCAGCTTTACTAGAACCAGCCAATCCTTTTACTAATGCACCACCGGGAAGAGGTACAGCAGCTAAAGTTCCAAAATGGGTTAGACCTCTAATCATTCCTCCCCACCATGTTTTAGTTTCTATTGGGTTTTCATCTTTTACAAAGAAGTCATCCCATTCTGGTTTATATCCGCCTTCTTTATTTTCTTTTTCCATTTCTCCAGTAAAGAAATCTATTATTCTTTCTGGAGCTGTGATAAGAGATGATGCAGTGTCTTGTAAACCCCCTCCTACAGCAGAAGTAAGTTCTTTACCAAACTCACCGATTCCCCATTTTTCTTTGTTTCGGGAATCTTCCATTTCAAGTTTAGCTTGCTCATTTTGAGCTTCACGTTGTTTTTGATCCGCATCGTGATATGTTTCAAAAGCTTTTCTGTTCGCTTCTGCTTCATTAGCTTGTTGTACTGCTTGATCTGTTTCTTCTTTTGTTGGACCTTGGTTTAGTTCTACATCTATCTCTAAAGGGTCAAAACTGTTTGTCATAATTACCTTGGTAAATAAACACCTCGAATAAAGGTGTAACCTCAGTTAGACACCCGGCATCGTTGCGTTCTTTTTGTTGTATGGAGAATTTTTAGCGTTAAATGGTTCTCCGTTATCTTCTTCCATTTGTAATAATTTCCCTCTCATAATTCGAGATGGAGTATTTTTATAAAAAAACAATCTTTTTATAATTTTATTATTTGATGCAAGTTGTTCATCACTAGGATCTTCTTCTATTTCTAGCCCTATTTTTCTCGCTTGTGCTTTTGCTAATAGCAATGGATTAACGCCTATCCTGTCAGCTAGTTCTCTGTAGTAGGAAGGAATATCTTTCATCATCATTGGACCTTTTGCCCATTCAACTAGATCTTGTTCAGACTTAGTATCTGAAGCTAAACGACTTTTATGCCAACCTCCGTCCGCAGACTGAGACATAGCAGTAACAGTATTAGATCTTCTATATTCATCTTCCGATGTAAGTGATAAATCTCTTTCAAAATATTCTGGTTTTGGATCTTTTTTTACTGCTTCAAGAGCTTGTAAACCTGACTTATATGCAACATCTGGAGGATGACCAGCTTTTATTGCCTGAACATATGCTGTTCTAAATTTTGCTTCTAAATGTATGTTAAGGTTTCTCCAACGTAATGTTTTGGCATCAGTTGAACCAAATGATGTTTCTGCAATTTCATTAGTATAGATTCTTATATCTTGATTTATATCATCAGATAGCTCATTACCAAGTTCTAAAACACCACCATCTTTAATGTAGTTAGAGTACTTTCTTTTCATTAATGGACTTACATTAACTAATTGATAATCAAATAACATATTATTTTGAAGACCTAATATCTGTTTAAGTCTTTCATCTGCTTGTTTGTCATCTTCATAGTCAGCTAAAACATTGTTTACCTCTTCAGGAACATAACCATATTTATCTTTTAAAGTTTGTCTAATAGTTATTTTTTGTTCTTGTGTGTAATCCTCTCCTTCTTTAAGTTTTTCAACTATAGATTCTAATTCAGTTTCTTTTCTTTCTTCATCTATTCTCATAAAAACTTTATGTGCATCATCTAGTTCACCATCTAAATCTCTCCACTGTGCCCATGAAGTCATGTCTTTCATAGATCCATCTCTACCTTTAAATTGATGGTGAACTATATTTAATGCTTCACCATAACCTATTCGCCCACTTTTAACTGCGCTAATAAGATGTTCTTTTAAGGCTAACCTTGCACCATCTAAACCACCATATTGATAAGCATGTTTTTCTACCCAATCCATAGCATATTTACTACCTATAGCAGGGTCAGCAGTGGCAAAGTTAGTTTCTATTTCAGTAAGTTCTTCTTCTTTTCTTGCCTTTAAAATTGATGCTTGACGGTTTGCATTAGCTTGTCTCCTGTCAAATTCATCTACCTTGTCTATTTCTGGCTTACCATATTTAGCAAGTAAGACTGGATTCATACCATTGAATCTTTTTAAAAATTCAAATTTAATTTTTTGATCTATAGCATCTTCTTCTGCTTGATCTTTTGCATCTTTAAAATAGACTCGTTCAGTTTTACCATCACCGTCTCTATCAATCTCAATAAAAACTGATTCTCGTTGAGCATATTTGTAATTAGCCCAGTTTTTTGATTCTTCAGTAACGTACCTTTTTGCAAAAGCAAACTGTGCATAGCCTGATAACTTTCTAAACTCTTCTCCGGTGATATAGTCACCGGTTTTAGATTCATATTTAGAAGCAAACTCTTCATTAGTAAGATCATTTTGACGAAGTGATTCTTCATCATCATTAAACTTTGCTAACAAGTCAGGAGCTACTCCTTTTGTCATAGCAAGTAAAGTTCCTTTTGCTTCTTCGTCTTCTCGATATTTTTTGTTTTTTTGTTCAAGCAATTCACCTATTTTTGAGCTTAATCCTTGTAGTGCTTTTAAATTTTTATCAGCTTGATTAGCTCTGTTCCTATCGTTCTCTCTTAGAGAATCGAAAAACTCATTTTCTGACCTTTCAATTCTTGCATAGTCAGCTTCCATTTCAGGTATTAAATTTGTACCTTCTACTGGATCATAAGTTCCTCCTTCAATATTGTAACTACTAGTCATTATTCATCAAAAACTTTGTTTGCTTTAAATTCCCCGTAAGTATTAAACCCTTGTATTCCTGCACCTATAAGCCCAGTAAATAATCCAAAACTTGTGTCTTGCATTACAGGAGGTGGCGGGGGTAAATCTGGTGTAGGTTGAATAGCAACCTTACTGTACAACTTATTTTGTAGACTTCTATTTTTTCTGGCGACACTTTCGTTGTGTGCTGACATACGTTCTTTAGATTCAGTAAGTGCTCTTGCTCTCATTGCATTAGCTAAACCCATAGAACCTAGATTGGCATTTAAAGCTCTAGCAATACTTTTTCCTCTTACACCTCTTTCTGCTGCTCCAACTTCTATCATTCCTTCAGCTTTTAACATGTTTTTTATGTCTTCTTGCTGATCTATTAAAGCTTGGCTTTGAGCTCTGTTTAAACTTATTTGTGATTGAGTGTAAGCTCTTTGTGCTGCTATATTTGCTTCGTTTAAATCTTTTTCATATTGAACTTTTTTTGTTCCAAAGATGCTAAGTTCACGCATCCATCTATTTTTACGAATAGCTAATTTGTATTCGTAATCTTGTTTACGTCGCTTGTTTTCCGCTGATGCTGCTTTGGCTTGACCTATTGCACCTAAACCAGCTTGAACACCGGAAGCGATACCCATTGCTATTGGACTACACACGGCAAAATTCTATAAAGGATAAATTGTTTGGTCCGTAAGTTAATCTCCTAAGAAATTTAAAACCTAAAAACCTAAGTAACTTGATATGGACTTTGTTTCTTTCGTCAACAATGTTCCACAGTAACTTTTCTTTTCTTGCATTAACATAACGCTTTGCTTCTCTAGCAAAGGTATGAGGATATTCGTAGATAGCTGGGGTGCAAAGCATCCAGATTTGACCACCACTGTGGACTCCTGCCATGCCTGCTATCTCGCCATTTGGTACTTCAAAATAAACTGAGTCGCAGTTTTGAGATCCTACAACTAGTGAATTTAAAGGGTCATGTCCATGACCTTCTGTAACCTCCCGATAGTCATCGGGTAATAAATTAGAAGCCACACGAAGTGCAGCTTCCAATGTTGCTGGGTGTATGTATTTAGACACTTGTATAAAATCTATCGTTATAAACTCCTTCCCATGTCAGTGTGTGCATGGTTGCTGGAGCTGGGTGTGTTGATTTAACTGTTA